AATACCTGCGCACAGACATCACCTTCAAGTGGTTCTCTCCAATGTTCTAATTCACAACCACTATATACTAGCATATCGCCTACATCAAGCAAGACTTTCGTGCCTTCTGGGGCGTTGGGTTTGATCATAGATTTATACTCATCTATGACGCTGTCAGCCCCTGTACCGTCAATAAATATAGGCCATGGATCTCCACCTAGATTTAATGTGGTGGATATCTCACAAGAGGGTCTATCTTTGTGTCTTCTTAATATATCACCTTTCTTATATATCCTAGCATACGAATATGTAGGCACTAAATTAAGACCTGTTTCTTTAGCCATGACTGGTAGCATCTTGACTAACAATGTTTCCATAACATTATCTGCATAATGACTGTATGTGTTTGGAACTTGTTGATCAGACCAGGTTCCAAACATACCATTGTCATAGGTAATATTGTTTTGATACATCCATTGAACTGCATCTCTTTTTAAAAGAAAATAATTAAATATAAAATTAGCTAACTCGTAGCTAAGTGCATTTTTGATTACTTGATATTTATTAAAAGCCATGTTGTATAAAATTAAAACTTACTGATATTCTTATATCATTAGATAAATTAGGTTCAACACTGTGCCACAACCATGCAGGAAACATTAGAATTCTACCAACTTTAGCATCAAAACGAGCTTCTCTCCATAAATGTTTTGGTAGCTGGCCTGATTTTCTTATAGGCATGACTAATTGTACACCTGGCCTTGGATCAACACAATGAAATTTACCAGAATTTTCTGGTGTTTTTATATAATACACTCCACTAAATAAACTATTAGGATGTATGTGAGGAGCATTATACCCACCTGGTGGATTAATATTAGCCCACATATTACCTAACATAGGTTCTCTATCTAGTAGTTCTTCTTTCCATATATCATTCATCATTAAAAATAATTCATTTACCAAAGGTTGAAATACAGGTATCTTATGCATTTCAGTTGTAGAATGCCAACCATTACGATTTGTTTTTTGAACACCTGGATCTCGTTTAGACCATTCAACTATTTCTTTTTCAAATAATTGATTGTCTAATACAACATCTTTACCATATATAGTTGTTGGAAAAAATTGTTCTTTAATCATCTAAACGGTTTACCTCCAAACCAAACTACAAGAGATTGTCTAACTCCACGTTTTACAGCATTAACTCTATGATTTAAAAAAGATGCAAATACTATTGCATGACCTTGTTTTAGTTCTGCAAATTTACCAGGTGCCATAAGCTCTAAATCACCACCTTCAAACTCTGATGGATCATTCAATAAAAGAGTCATTGATATTTTTCTAACAGGTGGTTCATGTTGCATGTTCACATCACAATCCATATGCCAATCATAGAACCCTCCTTCTGGATATTCTGTAAACTGTGCATTCTCTGTAACCTGTATATCTCCAAACCCAAAATGGTTTTCATTTGCTTTTTGTATAAAATTATTAAGATCACGATACATGTGTCCCATTTCTTGAAATGGTATCCAAGATATTGTTGTAACTCTTTTCTTTGTGTCTGTGCCACCTCCAGGTTTACCCATACCAACTTGCGCTTGTTGTGGTGGTTGTCTTCTTCCACATTCTATAATTTGTCTACATTGATCGGGTGTAAACAATGGTGTCGTTGTTTGTATAATCCAACTCTTCCATTTAGGTTCTGTGATGTGTCTATTTTCGTACATTAATTTACTCCTCTATTTTTAATTGGATCATATTGAACATCCATGTTTGCAGCTAATGTTCGTCTATAACCTTCTCCGTTAAATGGATAAACACAATGTCTCATATCATATGGAAATATATAAAAATCTCTCTCTTTAATATTTGGTTGATAATCTATGTGAGCAAAATGACCAGATGCTGAACCTAAAATTTGTAGTCTACCATTTTGTGGTTGACCTGCTGCAGAATATTCTACACCAAAACTTTTTGGTAATTTTAAAATCATTACACTAGATAAACCTGTAAACAATGATCCTTGATGCACGTGCACTGGATTGTATTCGTGTTGAAACATTTGATTAACCCACACAGAATTTAAATGCATTTCATATTCTCTCACTTTGTTCCATTGTAAATAGTGTGTAAATTTTTGATGAAACCACCCCAATACATTTTGTGGCAACATATTATGTTTAGTCATTCTAGGACTATCTTGACCATCAAAAAATAAACTATGCTCTTTTTCTATTTTACCAACCAATTGTTTGTTAGCAGGTTTTAATTCTTGGTATTTTGTTTCATAAATATGATTAATAGTATTGAATACATCAAGAGGCACTTGGTACCTTAATACTGATTGACCTAAAATTACAAATTTAAAATCTGATGTGTCCATATTTTTGTCTAATCCTTTCTGGAATTTTTTCTATGTAAGGGTTGTATACTTTTCTTACAGGTCCATCAAATAGTTTATGCATATTACTTCCAACTATTCTATCATCATAAGATAAGCCATTTACAGATACTTGATCTAAATTATCAAATCTATGATTAAAGTACGGTTCATTTAAGAATTTATACATTTTTCTAAACTCTTGTTCTGGGTTTGTAACCATGTCATCATACTTTACATAATGACAAAGACCTGGATAGTTATATGAATTTTTTATAGCTTCTAAATCTTTTGCAACAGCACCTGTGCTATTCATAATCATACTTAATTTTTCGTCATCGTTTTTATAATTGTACCTATTAGGAAAAGCATCAGGGTTTTCTGTGTACCATTGCATATAACTAGCTAATACATCCATTAAATTTCTAAGTAATACAATACACTTAAATGGACGTTTATAATATTTTTGTATCAATGATAAATTATTAGGTGTCATTACGGGACCTCTGTCTATAATTATTCTTTGTGGCCAGTCCTTATAATAATTATCATATACTGCATCTAACACATTATCTAATGATTTATGGTCTGGATAATTATAAAACACATCTGTATTTTTTAACAAAAACAAATCTTTCATTATCTCTAATGTAATAGAGTTAGGTGTTGCAGCTATTTCAGGATTTTGATTCATAATACTTGCAAATAAAGTATTACCCGATCTTGGTAGTGCAACTAAAAAGAATAGTTGTTTATTTTTCTTTGGCTCCGAGGTCACTAGTTAATTGTTCTTTCTTGTTGTAAATCATTTCTCCTGATTTTTTAACTCTTTCTATTGTTTTTAATTGACCTAACACATTAAATATTTCTGGCTGTGAAGAACCAGATGATAATGTCTCTGCTTTGTTTTTCATAATGTGATGATAAGATTCTAACTGATGTCTATTAACATCTTGAGTATCAAATGTACCATCGTCAAATTCTTTTTTAAGTTGTGACCATAGTTTAATTTCTCTCATACGATCTCTAGCAACAAGTTGCATATTAGCTAAACCATATCTAGCTTCATCTAAATCTATTTGATATTTTGTTAATTTGTATTCGTCTTCTTCTGTCTCAATCTTTTTTTCTAACCATTTAACTTTAGCTTCTTGTCTTCTGCAATCAAATGATAGACTCATTAAGTTTTCTAAAAATACGTTTTGTTCTCTAACACACTGCCAATACTTTGCAGCCTTTGTTGGATACTTCATATCTTGAAGAACAGACATTCTCATTTCTGTTTCTGTTCTAAATACTTGTTTCTTGGTCCATGTG